TGCGAAAGCACCAAAAATCTCTAAATCGTAAGCACATCTATATGCTATTTCATTTAAATTTAATTCATTAAAAGGATTATAGATGAATTGTATTGCGATTCCATCTAATCCTTCCATATTCCAACCATTACCGGCGATCATATCAGCTTTTCTTTTGATTATGGCGTTGTGTTTTGCGCTTCTATTCATAAGTGAAATAAGATAATCAGGAAATAGATTATCACATCCATAAGAAATCCATCCGGTTCTCGTTACATGCTCTGAGTATTGTGGAGCGAGCGAGGTATTATATCCATCTCCGTTGCTAAAACTATAATAAATCATATGTAATTAAAGATTTTTGTTGTATTTGTATCACTTTGTGTGAATTGACTTATGGTTGTTGAGGTTCCTATAATCTGTAAAATTCCTACCTCTACTACTGAACCTGTTATTGATAAATTGTATTCAGTTCCTGTCTGAGTAATTCTATAATCGTATTGACCCTGTTCTATGTATAATTGAACTGATGATCCTGTTAAAGATGATGGTGTTCCAATAGAGATAGTAAATGCGTCATAATATGGTGATGTTGAGAAGTTGTCTGGACTAAAATAAGTCCATTCTAAACTATCTCTATTCTGTATTGAAAATGTATAGTAAGGCGTGGCTGTTCCTGTGATAGTCGCCTTTTCTCTTAATGTTAAATAGACCTCTTTTGTTTGTATTGTTGAAAGATATATCATTTTAATCTTTTTTTTCTTGAATTCCTAAAATCGTATCTTTTGCTCGGAACATAGTGCCTGCGAAAGCGAGCCATCCAGCCATATCTGTCGTATTTGCTTTATTAAACCACAACATCATCATTATGAAAATTAGAGTGAGTAATCCTACTAATGATGTATATGTTCCATCTTTAATCAATCTCTTCATTTTCGTCTAAGTTTTTTTTTACAAATTCTTCTTTTTCCTCTACTGCTTCTAAGAACATATTTGTATCTGGATCGGTAATTCTTTCAAATAATTCAGGATATTTTTGAGACATATTATCTAAAACTCTTTCTGGTATAAACTTACCTAACATATTGCTTTTCATAATCGGAACATAAATTATTGAATTTACGAATTCTTCTTTTAATCTACTTTTCATTTACTTTATTCTTTTTCTATAATATGGAAATAAATCTTTTTTCTAAACTTTTTTAGATTTTTTTTCTATATGTTGAACTTTTGAACTGAAAATATAGTTATATTAGTATTACTCACACTTAAAAAATATAAAATTATGAAATATGTAAAAATGTCTGAATTTGACTATAAACTAATAAAAGAGGTAATTATGATCAATAGTGAAAAATGGTCTTTATCAGAGAATCTACGACTTGAAGTTTTTGATTTTCTATACTACCATCCATTTAATGTTTATGGCACAGAAGAAACTAAAAAAGTAAATATACTCTTAGATATATTACCTACAATCTTTACTGAGTATGACGCTGAAATGAACAAAATATATGAAAAATTAAAATAACCCTGTGGTATATCCACAGGGCGATAAAAAAGCATATATGAAACGAATTAATAGAAGACGATTATACTATCAATTGTAATGCGGCTGATGCGGCTACTTCATATGCCGGTTCTGGTTCTTTACCTAAGAAGGTAATTACAGCTCCGTTCATATCACCGTATGCTTTTCCTAGTGAAGGCGTTGAAGCAGAAACTCTTACAGGATTCTGTGCTCCCATTAGCCAGTATTTACCTCTTTGATCTTTGATTAGAACTCTCCACTTACCAATACCCAAGATTTTGATAGTATTTCTTAAAGCGGCTTCTAATTTGTGTAAAGAAATTTCTAAGTTCTGTTCGTAGAAAGTCGTTCCATTCTCTGTTGAGAACTGACCTGTCTGATTGAAAGAACCTGTTTCTATTTCCTGCTCAAATGTTTGGAAACCAGACCATGTTCCTGAAAATGTTCCGATTATTTCATTTGTTCCAAATGTATAAGTTAGAGCATCAGCGTTCCATGTTCCGATATAAACTTCTTGAATACCACCGATATTGTCGCGGCACCCGAGAGAATAACCTGTTGTTAAAACACAAGACATATTTTTTGATTTATTTTTTGTTGAGCCGCCTTAAAGACGGCTCATATATCATTTTTAACTAAGTAAAATTAGGATGCTTTGTATACAACATACTGAGGGAAAGCAATCTGTGCTCCGACTTTGAACTTCGCTCTGAAATAAGTCGTATTATCTCTGATGTCATAGAAGAATTGGAAGCCATCACCATTTCTTGCTTCACCGAAACTATCAACACCTAAGAAAAGGTTAGAAGCATAAGTAAGAACCATTTCGTTTCTACCTACTAAACCTCTTGTTGCTACCACTCTTACATTAGTATTAGTATAATTATCCAATACCCAAGTATGACCTTCAACTCCTGAATACCCGTGGAAATAATTGTTGTTTCTAAGGGCGTTCATCAATACTCTGAAATTAGTGTGAGACATGAATAGAGTTAAATCGTTCATACCTAACGTGTCGTTCGGAATAAGAGAGATCATATCATCTACGATTGTAAGTGCGTTTGTTGTGGTTAAAGCACCTGAGAAAGTAGTAGAAATGATTGAGTTAGTCGCTGATGTATTCTCTAAAATGTGAAGGATACCATTACATAATGAAAGATTACCACTACCGAAAGTAGAAGAAAGAGAACCTCTCCAGAACAAGTCTTCAACTAATTGACCTACCTTTTCAGTTTTATTAGAAAGATATAATTGATTGAATACCTCTGGTGCGAATTCGTTGTAAGAACCTTCTCTCGCCAACTGACCGATCCAGTATTGTTCTAATTCATCAACACATACTGATTCTTCCACTTTAATCGGACATACTGTGATGTCTCTTTGAGTAAGAGTCGTTGAACCTGTTGGTGAGATAGTTCCACATCCACCAGCCACAGCTACTAATGTGTTTGTTAATAAATTGATTGAATCAGCATATTTGATTCCGGTCTGAATTGAAATATAATCAAAAGTATTACCAACTAGAACCGCTTCTTTCAACAAAATACCAGATAATTCGTCTGTATATTTTGTAAGGTTTGCTAAATTTAATGTTGCCATTTTATTTAATTTTTAATTTTTTGTAGTTTTTTAAACTATATTTTAACGATTTTTTCTAATCGCTTCTCTAATGGCTTGTATATCTATACCGTTGCCATTTTTCTTTTCGTCTATTGATTTGAATTCAACATTTTTCTGAGTAATTTTGTCTTCATTTGGTAAAAGAGCTGAGAACTTTTGAGCCATTTCAGTTTCTTTCTTACCGAACTCCTCCATTTTTCTCATCATTTCCATTACAGCCATTTCTAACTTTTCCATCCTCTTTTCCATAGTATAACCCATCTCTGTTTCTGTTGCCATCTCTCCAGATTCTACTGAAATTTCCAGTTCTGGTTTTTCTGATTCATCCATCTCTGACTTTTTAATTTCAGTTAGCTTACCACCTGCAACTACCATCATGGTTCCATCGTCAGCTTTGTATTCTCCGTCAGCTAATGGAATGTTGTTTCCATCCTGATCTACTGTAAAAACCTCTGAACCTACCGTGAATTGATCATCCTTTGTTGTGATTGTCATTTCGCCGCACTGAATTTGTGCGAATTTTCTTTCACTAGAAAGAAGAGAAGCAAGTTGTTCTTTGATTTTCTCAATTAAACTTTTCTTTGTCATTTTTTTAATCTTCTTTTTTATATAATATGTTTAGACATATCATTTTTCTAAATTTACTTAAAACTTTTTTTTATGAATAACCTGTCAGCATAAAATTTGCTTGCGTCAATTGAACGGTTCCTGTGCTCGTTGATGAAGCGACATCTACATCTACCCAATATGTTTCTGACGCTGAAAGATTATTTAAATTACCACCTAAAACGATTTGACTTATAGCTATATCAACGGTTCCATCGTATCTGGCTTGATTTGTAAAATCGGTTCCTGTTCCTGCGGCTCCATTTGCGGGTGCTGAACCTGTTCCATAAGTTCCTTGATAAAATGTTGTTGGATCTCCATCAGTTTGATCTGTATTGAAGAATACAAATATACTCGCCTTTGTGTATCCTGAAAAAGTAAATCCGAAACCAGCCATTTTGCCGCCTGTTCCATAACTCGTGATGGTTTTTCCAGCAATTGAATTTCCTGTTGTATTTAATGTGATTACAGCATTTGTTCCATTTGAACCTGTTGCTCCCGTGGCTCCTTGAATACCCTGAGGGCCTGTTGCTCCGGTGGCTCCAGTGGATCCTGTGTTCCCCTGAGTGCCTTGAGGGCCTGTTGCTCCGGTGGATCCTGTGTTCCCCTGAGTGCCTTGAGGGCCTGTTGCTCCGGTGGCTCCCGTGGCTCCCGTGGCTCCTTGAATACCCTGAGTGCCTTGAGGGCCTGTTGCTCCGGTGGCTCCAGTGGCTCCGACTGGTCCGCCTGATGGTCCTGTAGGTCCTACGGGTCCTGTGGGTCCAGCCGGTCCCTGAGGCCCGGTCGTATCTTGAATCTGTGATTGTAAAGATTCTAATTCAGCGACGACCGCTTCTCTATTCGTTATAGTTTGGTTTTGAAGTATCATTTTAAAGTTTTTTATTTATATTGCCTTATTTCTATGGAACAAGGACTCGTCAGAGTCGGATCACTCTCATTAGAATTGTCACCTTTGAAGAATTTGAATTCTACGACTCCTGAATCCTTTACATAACACCAAGTAAAAGGTGGTCTATTTGAAGAAATACCAGAGCCGACATTATTCAAACTGACTGAAATATAAGTATTTCTGTCATTCAGATCCGAACCCGGAATTATAAGTTCATAAGTTCCTGTTGATATATATCTCCATGATGGATAAGAATCGCTGAATTGCAAAAAGTCGTTCTGTAATACATTTCCTACTATTGAAGTCGTTCCTATTTCTTTTGTTATGTTTGTTGTTAAAACATAATAACTTGGTGCGTAAGGTTCTGGTATTTGAGCGACCGCTTCATTTACCGCCTCAGCTACGGCTTCGTTAAACGTTTCCTCAAGAGCGATTTTGTTTGTTGTCGTATTGTTTCCTAATGAAATCATTTTAAAGTTTTTTATTTTTTAAATAGCTGCTTCCATCGCATTATTATTTGAAAAAGTATTGTTGGCTCCAAGTGCTACAGTTCCTGATGCTGTTGAGCCGACTAAAATTCTATCTAACTCAATTTTATTAGAAAATGTAGTATTTGCTGTAAGCGTTAATACTCTTTGTCCGAGTGATACTCTGTTTGAAAATGTCGTATTGTTATCCATGTTTAATTTTTATTTTTTTTATCCTACACGTTTTTTGTGCTTTTTAGGTAATAA